TATGTATGAAATGTTTCTATTCGAGACGTATGATACAAGTGCCGCATTTTTTGGCAACAACAATGCGTGGATAGATGTACTCGTGAATTACTTCAAATTACTAATCATTCCAAACGCAACAATCAAATATACGCGAATGGTTTCGAAAGACACAGACTTACAAAAGAACGATGTGGATGGAAAAGGTCGTTGTGTAATGTGGGCATTGGTATTTTTATACAAGTTATCCCTGATTCCCGACCTTAAGAATGCCACAGAAGCAGACCTTAAGAAAATCTATGATGACTTGGAGAAAAACATAGATACGATTCAAAGTATAATATACGGAGCAAGACGTATAAAAACACGGAGGAGGGGGAAGAAATCCAAGTCTACGAGGAAAACGCAAACCAAAACACAGGTGGAGATGAGAAATATATAACAGTATGTATAAAATGAGTAGGAGACCTAATCGTAAACCCAAACCTACCGAACCCGACCGATATCCTGTCAAACTCGTTCCCGAAAAACCATATTATGAGCGACTTGTTGATATTCCATCAATCTATCTTCGTTCTACGTTACATGACGTTGCAAGCGAGACATGTAACCCCAAATTCCGAAACGGTCTTTACAAATACAAAGTCCTAGGTCAAGGTGCAAGAGAAGGAAAGTATTTTTTCCTGTATGGTCATTCCTTACGGGAACCTCCAATACATGCGGAATTCCATATACCTCCTAATTCGTTATACATAGCTAACTTCATGACGGAAGAAGAAAAGAAGTTAGTTAAAGACAAACTCGCAGAAGGAATTCCATATCTTGGAACAGTCGCTTTACATACAATCAAAGGGAATCACGTTATTGCTTTTTTATTGAGAAAGAAGGAGGACAAAAGTTATCAAATGTTTACATTCGAGACATATGATACAAGTAAATTTTGGGCTGGCAACTACGAGCTGATTGACGGCAAGAAGATTTACGAAGAGGGCAAGCCACCAGAGTACCACAACAGATGGGTAGGTCGTTTTGCAGATTACATCAAAAATAACGTCATTAGCGATCCGACAATAAAAATCGAAACAGAGCGAATCTTTCCAGAACGCAGCTTACAAAAAGATGACAAACCTGGTCAAGGTAGTTGTGTAGCATGGTCGCTGATATTTCTACATAAGTTATCCATGCTTGACAACATTAGCAATGCTACAGAAGACGGCCTTAGGAAGATTATCAATATTGATAGAGAACATGCGGATAGTCTAGTGCCTACACTATACGCAGGAAGGCGTATAAAAACGCGGCGGAGAGGGAAGAAATCCAAGTCTACAAGGAGAACGCAAACCAAACTGGGTCACAAGACGACGTAAGTGGTCTCGAGAAATACGAAGCTATGTTGTGCGGCATATTACGCGTTGAAAAAAATAATCTTGCCATGAAGCACAAACAACAATGGGTGGTGGTCTATTACAGCTTGTGAGCTATGGTGCCCAGGATATCTACATCTCGGGTAACCCCCAGATTACCTTCTGGAAGGTGCTGTACAAGCGCCACACCAACTTCGCCATGGAGTCCATCGAGGTGACCTTCAACGGCCAGGCCGACTTTAACAAGCGTGTGACGGCTGTGATCAACCGTAACGCTGATCTGATGTACCGCACCTATGTGCAGGTGGTGCTGCCTGCCGTGGACCTGTCCGGCACCTCTACTAACCTGAACCGCTTCCGTTGGCTGAACTACATCGGTCACCGCCTGCTGAAGGTGATCGAGCTGGAGATCGGTGGTCAGCGTATCGACCGTCAGTATGGTGACTGGCTGCAGATCTGGACCCAGCTGTCCCAGGATGCGGGCACGATCGCTGCCCTGGACGACATGATCGGCAACACCCACGACCTGGTGCTGATGAAGGACAAGCGTGGTTATGCTCTGGATGCCTCTTGTGCCGGTGCCGAGCTGACGAACTCTTGTGCCCCCCGCTCTGGCACGCCCGCCAAGACGCTGTACATCCCTCTGCAGTTCTGGTTCTGCCGCAACCCTGGTCTGGCCATCCCCCTGATCGCTCTGCAGTACCACGAGGTGCGTATCAACGTGGAGTTCGAGCAGTGGATCAACTGCTGCTACTACGAGCAGACCGGCTCCACGGCCCCTGCCACCTCCATCCAGTCCCTGACGGCTGCGTCTCTGTACATTGACTACGTGTACCTGGACACGGAGGAGCGTCGCCGCTTTGCCCAGCAGACCCACGAGTATCTGATCGAGCAGCTGCAGTTCACGGGTGCCGAGAGCATCACGTCCTCCAGCAACAAGATCCAGCTGAACTTCAACCACCCTGTGAAGGAGCTGGTGTGGGTGGTGCAGCGTGACTCCTTCGTGGACTGCACGCCCGGCCAGAACTTCATCGCCGAGGTGAACGGCTGCCAGCCCTTCAACTACACGGATGACTTCACCACGGAGGGTATCGTGATGGACATCCTGGCCCGCGGTTCTCTGGGTAACGCCCCCGGTGTTGCGTCCGGTGTAATCCCCACGACTGCCGGCGATGGTCCTTCTGGTCCTTACCTGCCCGGTATCGGTATCACGGTGGGTCCTTCTCTGGGCGGTGCGTCTTGGCTGGACTCTGGTAACGACCAGGGTGAGGAGGTGTTCGCTGCCACCACCAATTACCTGCTGGCCAAGGTCATCCTGGACTCTGGTGTGAAGTGCTCTGGCAAGAACCCCGTGGAGGTCGCCAAGCTGCAGCTGAACGGCCAGGACCGCTTCACGGAGCGTGAGGGTCGCTACTTCGACCGCGTGCAGCCTTACCAGCACCACACTCGCACGCCTACCCCGGGTATCAACGTGTATTCCTTCGCACTGAAGCCCGAGGAGCACCAGCCCAGCGGCACCTGCAACTTCTCCCGTATCGACAAGGCGACCCTGCAGCTGACGGTGTCCGTGAACACGGTACGCTCTGGCCGCACGGCCCAGGTCCGCGTGTATGCCGTGAACTACAACGTGCTGCGTGTGATGTCCGGTATGGGTGGTCTGGCCTACTCCAACTAAGCGTGAGGGCTTGGTAATTGTCGTGGTGGTGGAATGGTAAACAATACTTAAAAAACAAATACAATAGTGGGTGGATAACCACCCCAAATTGTATTTAGTTCAGAAGGCGGATGCGGGATTGGATTAGATCGGATTGTGCCATTGCTCGGAGTTCAGAAGGTGGATACATGACATTTGCACGGTTTTGAGTCAAAAACCCTTCTGACTCCTTGCTCTTTCGTTTCATCAAATACGCCTTTACGTCTGGATTCATGGGTTTCCGCGTTGATCCCCACTCTAACGGGGAGTAAACTTCAATAGGAACAAATGCACTTCTCCATTTCCGCTGCACCCAGGCACGCGTAAACAAATCATGGTCGTCATCTCCAAGGACGTAATGTTTCTCGTCCAAGTATCCCATGTCTTCCAACATAGACTTTCGCAGTGCAAGGGGTCCTCTGTTGGCAGTATGCGACATGTATACTATGTTGTTATGAAACGAACCGGGATGAGGAGACTCCACTTTTGAAGATGTCTTACCAAACTCACGTCCTGCAGTAAGTCCATTTAACGAATGACAACACCTTCCCGAAACACCCAGGATATCTGAGTATACTTCCATAGGTGTCGCGAGGATCAAATTGTAACCAAACGTAATTATCTTCATGTCTGCCTGGACTTCAATAATGTATGTTCCTCGAGAAAGATTGAAGCCTAGATTGTCACACGATGTCTCAAATATGTCAAATGGTGTTTCCATTATGTGAATTCGCACACATGTAGAAGGAAGTTGAATGTTATTGATCCAATCTAACACACGCTCTTTCGTATTGTCTCTGCACCCATCTAGAATGCACAGGAGTTCATATGTTCCAACTGTTGTGTGAACAACGCTAGACAAGACCGTTTGAATGATCGATTCTTGATCATGAATGGGCATAACGATACTGAATTTTGGTATGTCATCGGAAAACGAGCGGAGAACAACCGTTTCAATTTCGTTTTCCCACTGACGCTCAGGTGAATGAAGAAGTTTATGACGGTAGGATTCGTATGATATATTCATTATTAGATGAACAATAGGAAATGTTTAAGCGTCATAGTAGCGTATGTTTTGAACTGAACTCTGGAATGAACAATGGTGGTGGGTTCTTTTCTGTATTTTTCTTCTTGTGCGAGGCGTATATTCACGCGAAGAAAACCGGAATGCCGCTATACATTACGCATGTGAATTGGCCATACACACACAACCATGGATGGCATGACTATTTTACGACGTTGGAATGCCTTCCGAAATCAGAAAAGAGTGTTTTGCGATGCGGACATATGATATTGCATGGTTGGAACTATACACTTGCAGATTTTTTCCATGCAAGTCGTGAACTTTTTATTCCACATCCTTTCATCCTATCACGCGTAGATTCTATCGTCAAAGACCTCGGAAAGTATACGTCCATATTCGTAAGAAGAGGAGACAAGGTGACACAAAATGAGGCAAAATTCATCCCTATGCGTACAATCTTACAGTCGATTCCGCATGATGAATCTACAACATTCTTTATTCAGACAGATGACTATACAGTAGTCGAAGAACTCATGTCAGAATGTCCTCATAATAAGGTCGTTACACTGGTTCCTCCTACAAAGCGTGGTTCTTGGCATAGTAAACAGTTTCGTTTGTCAGCAAACTGCTCACATTCTCTCTCACTTGAAGAAAAACCAAAGCACGTTATCTATGAAGAAACGCAAGAAATGATAGTAGGGTTACTGGTATGTCTTCGTGCAAATCAATGTTGGACAGACGACACATCGAACGTAGGAAGGTTTCTAAAACTATACAATCCGAATGGTGTAAAGATATATCCAAATGACTATGTGATAGACTTTTCAAAGACATGTCATCCGGCATGGACTCTACTTTAAGCGATGGAACTACTACATAAAAATGAAAGTCGCATTTCTAACAAACCATATTTCCTACGGAGGAACAGAAGTTGCTCTCTATGATTACGCACATTTTAACGAAACTCTTCTCGGTAATCAATCTATCGTAATCACACGCGATTACCGATCGACCCACGAAGAAATCTATGTCAAATTTGCCAAGCGATTCCCAGTCTTCTACATAACAACCCAAAGAGACATTGATAGAATTGTAACGCACGAGCATGTAGACTGTTTGTACGTGATTAAATCGGGCGAAGTAGATTGGTTTTATACAACCAAGTGCAAGACAATCGTGCACTGTGTCTTCACAACAAGGTTTCCACATGGATCCATATATTGCTGTATTAGTGAGTCTCTCAATAGAATGTACCGCACACAGGTTCCGGTATTACCGCACATGATTCATATGGATACTCATGATGTTTCGTTTCGCAACGAACTGGGAATACCAGACACATCAATTGTCGTTGGTCGATATGGATCCTACGATACATTTGATATTCCGTTTGTATACTCGACTATTCTACACCTGCTTGAGAAGTATCCAACTCTATACTTTTTCTTCATGAATACGAAAGAATTTGCAAAACATCCGCGTATTCTGTATCTACCACGAACTACAGATTTATATGTCAAACGAAAGTTCATTAATACGTGCAATGTAATGCTTCATGCACGCACAAGAGGCGAAACGTTTGGTCTATCCTGCGGAGAGTTTGCTGTTTGTGATAAACCAATCCTCACATTCGCACATTCTCCAGAAAGAGCACATATTGAAATCTTGGGAAACCAATGCGTTCAATATGGCACGAAGGAAGATCTACTTCGAATCTTCGAGACAAACAGTTGGAAGATTGATATGAAAAACAACGGATATTTACGCTATACACCTGAGCGTGTCATGTCAGTGTTTAATACGTTTATAACTAATCTTGCATGAACCCTTGCGAACAATTTCAAATCCATGTGATTGAATATATTCATCGAGGAGTTCCATGTGAGGGTATTGATCTATGTCATCGAATACAAGTGTTCCTCCTAATGGAACCTTGTCTTTAAAGAAGTCGAACTCATCCTTGACGATTTCGCTTGTATGGGGTCCATCAAAGAATACGAGGGCGTACCTGTTTTCAATACGTTTGTAATTATCGTAAATAGGAACACCGTCGGCGTATCGCTTGAAAAACTCTGTATCCTCCAACGGAAAGAACAGGCATTCTGCTCCAGTTTGCGAACAATATGTGTAGAGGTGTTGAAGCATTCGGTTCTTCATAGCATTTGTGTAGTCAATACGTTCTTTGCGAGTTTCCCAATGCTGATATTCAATGTTCCCAAACGGGTCTATTGCGATATGAATTTTGGGTCTTCCTGAGCGAATTGTAACGTCTAAGATAACCTTTGTTCCGCCTCCTTCGCGAACTCCGATCTCACATGTTAAACCGTCTACATCGCGAACCAACCATGCTGCTTCGCCAAGAATATCATACTCACGCGAATCAGTATTCATTTACTTAGCGAATATAATGTTTTACATCGGTATTAAACGTCTTGGGCTGTGGTGTATAGAACGGGTCAGTCCACTTATTTACGATACAAACTGGGAGGGTTTCGTAAATATGACTTAACGAGTTTCGAAGCACCACCGGAGTTGCACCGCATAGAATACTCTCATAAACCCGATGCGTATCGATTCCGGTTCCTTCCGGGCACAATACAAACTTTGACCGACAGAGATCGCTGTAGTATTCCGGAACAGTCACTCTTTCACGGCGAAATACACGTTCGTTCCCTTCAAATGCGGCAATACATGCACCTCGTTTCTCTGGATTGTGGTGGAGTTTTATGTTTAGATAAATGTCAATATCCCTTTGACACTGTGTTGGAGTGAAACTCTGTAAGAAGTCTAATTGGTTGTCTGCGAATCCAATGGGAATTGTTGTCACTCTGGGATGTTGGAAGGTTGTATTGATTGCAAACACGTGGTAGATGTGCTTTCGTAACAGTTGGAACTTTTCTTCTGTGAATGGAAGGTCGCTGTTGTGAATAATCAAGTAGAAACGCTTTGTGCTCAGAAAAGGCACATCGGACAAGAACTTGTTGATGTAATCTCCATTGATAAAGACCCAGTCTTTGTCACGAGAAGCAACATACGAAAACGCAGCACGTTCGGGATATCGAGGATCAATGACCCATTGACAAAGTTCAGAAAATGCTTTTCCAGATATCATTATAGACTATTGTAGATATATGTGAAAATCAAGGTTTGTTCCATGATGTAAAAAAACGATTGGGATCAGTCACATCGTGTGACAGTGCTCGTCCATGAAGCGGGATTTTTAGAACGTGAGCAAGAAGTTCTCCGCATGTCTGATCGTGCCGATGTCCCATGCACCTCGGATCTTGACTTTCTGTCTTGTTATCGTTTGTCCATTGTCCAATGAAGATTCCCATTTGGCATGCACGTTTCCACTTTGTAAAGAATTCATTTGCAAGTTCAGTTTTGAAGTTAAATGCCATGAAACATGCGTAGATTGCGGATATGTTCATCGCTTCATCACGCGTTACTCCGAAATACTCCAACGCACGATCATTTGCCCATTGTCCGCACACCCAACCGTCACTCTGAAAATAAACACCGGCGGCATTGATCTTTTGGATAAGCGGAACAAGAGATCGGATAGCACGAAGACAACTGTCGCACCAAATGATAGTTGTATATCCCATTTCCCTTACCTTTTGAATCGCGTAGACCTTGAATGCATATGGGTTCTGACTATGGGGAGGACTTCCAATTTCTTCAGGGGTTCGAAATACAAAAATGTCGAGCCCGGGGTTATGGAGTTCGATCGACTTTATAAGTTTGTTTACAACATTCGTGTATCGTCCATCTGCATAGGAAACAACTGCAGTCTTCTCAAATATGGGTGGAGCTTGCGTAAATCTTCCATTGTGCCATACCAGTTTGGACGCCATTTGTTTAGTAAATATCTTTAGTATTTATAAATGGTAGAAGGTGGTTCTCACATTCCGCGAGTTGGTTCTCGTGCACAGGTTTGGCATGGCACTGCTCATCATACTCCCGGTGGTCTAACAAAGAAGGACCTAAAGATGAACAAGTGGGGTCGGATTGTGTCCAAGGCCAAGTCTGCCAAGGCCAAGAAGGAGAATCGTCTGGCCAAGATGGGCTTCAAGACCCAGAAGGGCAAGTTTGGTGTGGTGAAGACGGGGAAGAAGACCCGTCGTGGTGGTGCGTGGGACTACTAAACTTCTTACTGAAACATAATGGGATTCGCGTTGTTTGGAACTCCGCTGTATCTCAATGAAAAGTGTATTGTGTTTTCGGCATTTGTGATTGCGGTTTATTTCATGCCGCATCAGACAGCATGGCAACATGAAGCCGTGTTTGTCTTTATTCTCGCCATGACGGCATATGTCTTGATGGCGTGGTATGACTACATCTATGATTGTAACGACAAGTTAGGACCTACGTTCTTTGGTGCCCTGATTGGTTGGGCGAAACCCTATGGCGGTGTGCCTCCCGAGTATCCACCTCTGCCCATCAAGTACAAGAAGGTAGTTGCGGCCTTTGACATTGCGGTATTGGTGGTATTATTGGCACTGATGTTCTATCCGTATACATCCAAGTATATTCCTTTCCTGAAGTAGAACAATGGATTTCATAACGGGTGTTGGATTAGGGAATGCCGCAATTGCAGCAACGGCTGCGTATGGAGCGAAAGATAAGACATTTGAAGAGAAGTTCAATGAGAGAATCAAAGTGTATGAAGATGAGAAGAAGAGTCTGGAGAAGATGATTGAGATTCTGAAGAAGGAGAAGGCTGCATGTGAGGCTACGAAGACAGACGAGGTTCGACCTGCTGAGCCTGTTCCTGTAACTGCGACAGCCCCCACAGAGACAAACGCCACTGTGTCCGAAGTTCCTGTACCAGGTCCTGAAATTCCCCAACCTCAGCCTACAGTTGAGCCTCTCAATCAAGAGTTACTTCCTGAAATGCCCCTTCAACCTGAACCTGTTCTTGGTGAGACAAATACAGTTCCTGTCCCAGGTCCTGAACCTCAGCCTACAGTTGAGCCTCTCAATCAAGAGTTACTTCCTGAAATGCCCCTTCAACCTGAACCTGCTGCAGCTCCTATTCTCGAGACAGCTCCCACCGAGACAAATACTCTTGTGCCCGAAGTTCCTGTCCCAGGTCCTGAAATTCCCCAACCTCAGCCTACAGTTGAGCCTCTCAACCAAGAGTTACTCCCTGAGATGCCTCTACAACCCGAAATTCCTCTTTTTCCCGAAGGTGCTCTTCCACCCGGTCCTCCTCCTGCTCCTCCTGAATCTGCTCCTAGACCTCCGGTGGCTGCTGCCGCAACAAGACGAAGCTTGTATCAGAGAAGTCTTCAAGACGCAAGACAAGCTGTTGAGGCGGACGTAAGACAATTTCCTAGTATGGATGCGACAGTGGCGAGACCTCTGCCTGCTCTCCCTCCTCGACCCCCGTCGTCTTTTACGAGACCGGATTTCAATCCGTCAGAAGAAAGGACTACATTTGCCCCCACACGTGGACGTACTCGAGGCGGAAGGATTACGCGGAAAAAGAAGTTAAGGACTCGCCGAGCAACTAAACAAAAGAATGTCTGACGAGTTGGTGGTCGCAAAGACAGTTCAGACGGCTCCTATTCGCACTCTGGCAGAGGGTCTGAAGTCCATGCTGGTGGAGATGAGCCTGGTGTTTGACAAGGACGGTGTTCGCATGATTGCGATGGACAATACTCGTACTGTTCTGACTCATATGCGTCTGTATGCTGACAAGTTTGAGCATTACGAGTACAATCATTCGGCTCCGCGTTTGGATGTCGGTCTGAATACGGACCATTTCTATCGCGTAGTCAAGACTGTTACGAATGATGACACGATTACCTTTAGTGTCTCCAAGGCAGAGTCTAATCACCTGACGATTACGCTAGAGAACGGTGAGAAGAAGAGGCGTGTGCGTTACCGTCTGAATCTGCTGGATAGAGATGACAGCGACATTTCTATTCCCGAGCGTGAGTTTACGACGCGTATTACCATGCCGTCTCTGGACTTCCAGAAGATTTGTAGGGACATGACTCTGCTGTCTGCGAAAACTGTGGATATTAAGAATGTAGGTAATTCGCTGACATTCAGCTGTAAGGGTCCGTTTGCATCACAAACAGTGACAATGGGCGACTCTGCATCTGAACTGAACATTGCGAAAAAAGAGACAGATGAGATTGTGTCTGGAACCTTCAGTCTTCCCCATCTAGTGCTGTTTACCAAGTGTTCCAATCTCTCCAACAATCTGGAGATTCATCTCAAGAACGACTGGTTCCTGATGATCCGCTATGTCATTGCGAATCTGGGTGACATCAAGCTGTGCCTGATGCCATGCTCTACGTAGAAGAAATCTGTTCTACACACAAAGAGATGGAGGGATTGCGAATCAAAACTCCACAGGAGAAGCCAATCTTTGGCGATGAGACGCCTATGAGTGGGAAAATCGAGAGTCCAGCCAAAGAACAAATCAAAGAGGGTATCGCTGTATCGCGTCCGCGGGTGAATGTTCCCAATCTAACGGCGAAGGCTATCGAGAAAGGATGGAAGACGGGTGGAAAGACTCGACGCAATACCAAGTCAGGAGGTGATATTGTGACACATCTACTGACCATCCGCAACCAAGTGAAGCTGTATCACTGGCAGACGGGGTCGTTTGCCCGCCACAAGGCAACGGATGACCTGACGGCTGCGTTGGATCTGAACATTGACGCATTCGTAGAGTCCTACATGGGACGCTATGGACGCCCGAGAGTTTCGGGAAGTATCAAGTTGCACAACTTTAGCGAATCTGCTGCCAAGTCGTTTGTTGCCAAGGAGACCAAGTATCTTCAGTCTGAACTGCCTCGCAAGATTGGAAAGGGGGATACGGATTTGCTGAATTTGAGGGATACCATCCTGGGTGACTTGACCAAGGTCCTGTATTTGTTCACACTTCAGTAAAGAGACACATTTGCGGCAAAAAAACCACTGGTCGGGTTTCCAGATGTATCCAATGTTGCGTCTATCGTGTCTCCTTGATCAAACACAGCCGATATAGTTTTGATGAACTTGGTCTGTCCGTCTGTAGACCCGATTGTAAGCGACATCACCGGTGTTGCGTCACGATTCTTATGAAGATTGAATATAAGATTAGACCCTGCTCCAAGTGTTCCAGTAAACGTCATGGAGATTCCAATTGCGAGTGTTTTTTGGTCAAACGGAAACGGAACCGCATTTGACGATGCGTAGGCAACACCTGTTGACGTGTTCGTTAAGTTTCCTGGTGTTTCAGTTCCTAAGACAAGGTAATATTTGCGATTTGACCCCAGATTTCCATTGATAGCATAGGAAAGTAAAGGACATTGTTGGGTCGTTGTAAAGGAGTTTCCGTTTGCGTCATTGTTGAGAAGGTCAGACGCCCCAATGATAATCTGTCCTGCCGCTCTGTTTACGTCATGACCAATACCACTGACGTTTGTTGTTTGACCTCCTATAGTAGACGTTTTGATTTCCAAAATTCCGCTCGCATCGGTGACTTCGGCACCCACGATGTTCGACCCCGAACCTCGTGCGTACACGACAATATCACGAACCGCAAACCTACTTGCGTTGTTGATGAGGATTCCCCGCGAGTTTCCAGCACTGGACGAAATCACATTGATGGTAGAACGCTGAATCATATTCGCGGGGAAAAAGTCAAGCGTCGAGGTTCCCGGTGATAAACACCCCGTGATTGCGTTCGACCCTGTTGCGGTAGAGGTAATCGTCCAAATAGAGTTTCGTAGTTTCGCAGTGGGGATGGTTCCTTGAGGAAAAAGAACACCTGTTAAATCTACATTGCTAGATGAGGATAGGTTCGCAGTAAAGTTCTCTACACGACTGTTGGAACCCATCGTAAGGAGGGTTGTGTTGCTCGTGCAGTTGAGTTGTTGAATCACGACTGCTTGAGCGCCTACACCTTGAAGACTGACGTTTGCTGGAACAACCACCTTTTCATTATAGGTTCCGGGAAGGATTTCCACAACTTCTCCATCTACAGCATTAGAAAGTGCTCCCATGATAGTCTGGAACGGGTTTGTGTATTTATTCAACGCACCTGAGATATCGTTTCCATACAGCTGGTCTACACGCAGAAGGCGGCCTTGAACAGATGGTAATCCAGGCGGCCCTCGCTCACCTGGAATTGACGCAGCAACTCTGCCCACACCCGGGATATACCTATACAACGGAGGGCCTGATAACGGAGGCACTACGCTCATCCTTTATCTTACTTGGGACGAAGATTGTGTGCCTTGTAAACGATATCGTCACCCAACTTCATTCGCAGTGTTGGACTAAACAACTTGCGGTCGGACACTGTGGTTGTCGTGTTCCAAATCTTGATGATGTGAAACTGACCCTTGGGAGAGAGTGTGACACCGACAATGGTGTCGTTGTTGGACTTGAGCATCTTTCCAGCCAAACAGTGAACCATACAATCCACAAACACTTGGTGAGTCTCGGATGCGTCTACCTTCTTGGACCATGCTCCTCCCTTGTCGTTCTCAGGTGCGTCCCATAGAGGACGAAAGCCGTCACGCATAAGGAAGAACATGCCCGAATTCCAGGCTTCAGGAGAGATGGCTTCCACCACAGACCAGAACTCGGATGGATTGTCAAACGTGTGAATCTTGATGTA